CTCCCTTACAAGTATCCCAGGAGATAATTGAGGAGTCGCCATGTTTTTCTCCGTTGTCTCAGTTTATCTAAGAATATTTAGAATTTAGAGTATTTTCAGCGGGGAAATGCGACGTGAACTACCAATCTGGATAACTCCAATCAAGAAATGGAGTCTGTTTTTTTCTATTATCTACTATTCTCTTAATTGTACACTCTTTACATTCATAAGAATAAGATGATGCAACTGCTCCTCTATCTTTTCTTGTTCTATAATATCCTTCTATAAGATTTTTTGTTTCTCCACATACTCTACACTTTCTATCATTTAGGAGCAGATGTCCAAGTTTAATCTGTCCATCAATGTCCATTATCTATACTCCCACATGTAAGATCGATCGCCATATTCATCTGCTTTGAACCATCTATCACCATCATTGTCTGTAAAACTTGCATCATCCAACCCATCATCTAAAAATCCAAAGGGAGCCATATCCTGTTCTATTTGATTTTTTTGCTCCTCATATAATCTCTTTCTAATATCTTGATCTGTAAGTTCTTTGAAATAATCTTGAGCAACCAACCATGCATAGATGACTAAACACATCGCTAAGTCGTCATTACATCCATCCTCTGCTTCAAAAGAATTGTTCTTTGAAATGAATGTTGTAAGTTCTGATATAATGTCTAAATCGTGAAAAAGAAGTTTATTCTCTTCAATCATTGTTTTGAGATTAAGAGATCCAACCTTCTTCACAGTCTTGGACATCTTCACGCCAAGTTGTGTTTTTTTACCAGAGAATCCTTGTCCTACAATCTGTCCTGCTCTACCTCTCATGGAGCACATCAAAACGTTTTGATATTCTAAATCGTAATGAAGTAATGATGCTACTTGATCTCCAACATCATTTACTTCACAAAGGATGAAAGCACTATTATAACTTTTAGCTATTTCGTATATGACATTTGGAAACAACATTGGTTTAATATCATTGTTCCTGTATTTTGCTACGACTTTATGAGGAAATGATGTAATATCTACACATACAAATGCAGAATAGTCTTCACCAACACCTCTCGCAACGTCAACGGTGATTACATAGTCGTGATCTTTTTGTGGTTCTTCATATACATCAAGTCCTGCATTTGATTTAATAGGACTATCATATACTAAAGATCGCAACTTACTTGCAGCAATCAACGTGTCGATTGATCCTAAGAATTCGCACTCAAACTCAATCTTAAATTGTTGTTCAGATGTGTTTGCTATAGTCTGCTCTTTCCATGCCTCATCTCTCCCTGGAACTTCACTCCAGTGAACGTCTGTTGGGATATATTCATTTCTTCCTTTTTCTGCATCATTCCACATTCGGTAGAAGTGATTCATACCATGTGGTGTAGATACGATGATTACTTTGGTGTTTTTACCAGAAGTAATAGTAGGATA